CTAAGGATCTCTCTGCTGGAATAGGAGATGTATCTCTCCCCTCTATCAGGCTTTCATCAGTCTCTTTTTGCTGTGCATCTTTGATACGATCTACGTTGGCAATAGTCCTAGCATTTTCTTCAGCCTGATCATCAGCCAACTGCTTTAGCTTTTCAGCTTCGTCCTTACGCGTTTTTTCTTTTCTGTAATCCCCACCAACAACATTAGTAACACCTCTGACAGTACCACCTGTGATACCAGCAGCGATAGCGACATCTTCGTAAACCTTAAATGCTTCTTCGTCGTCAATGGGTAGTCCAGCCTGATACCTATTGATTACTTCTTGCCCTATCTCAGTGGGAACCTCAGCTACCGTACCAGCCGCAACACCTTTGCCCGCTCTGGTAAAGATGCCACCCGTTCTAATCACAGACGGGTTTAAAATCTTGCCGATTAAAAGCCTGTCAACAATACTGTCAAGAGCAGCCTGAGGGATAGCAGCAAGGGCCGCTGCACTATCGTCTATCTCTACCCGCAGGCCACGATCAATAGCATCCTTCTGCGCGGCAATGTTATCACCAAAGAAGTAAGGATAGTTTGCAGCTATACCACCAATCAAACCACCTACAACTCTGGCACCGGGGATCGGGATAGGGGCTGCTGCCAAGGCTCCCGCTCCTGCGCCACCTAAACTTACACCAAGCTGTGGAACTTGTTGGCCTAGAGTTTCAAAGAAGAAAGACGCTGCATCGCCAAAGGTTTCGATGTCTTCACGGCGCGTCAGCCCCTCTGATTTCTCTGCTATCTGCTGTTCATTGGCCTCTATTACGCTAGTGCCGTAATCCTGTAGGCCAGCTATACCTGTGTTGGCACCTATTCTTTCGAGCGTGTTTCCATATGCAACTTGCAGGGCGTCGAGGCCAACTCCCATAGCATTTACAAACCCACCCTTGGGGTCTTCATCTTCTACTTCTTGTACTATTTGCTCTTGTGCTGGCGCAGAAAAACGATCTTCAACTCTTTGAGCAAGAGATGCCTCTTGCTCTACTACAAACTGATTGATTTTTTCTTGTTCTTCTGGGGTGGGAGTTTCGCCTAGAATGTTTACGTTATAACGCTGCCCAAACTGTGGCCCTGCTACGGATATAACACCCATGCTGATCTCCTAATTTATTTGGTTGCGTCATAATCTGTTTTAGCACCCCCAGACCTTAACCTCTCAAGAGCATTTAGTCTATCTTGGGCAGCGATTATCTCTGCCTTTAAAGCAGGAGGACTTAGATCTATCAGCCTGTCTTCTGATCCCAGTGTAGGATCTCCCTCAGCGACCCTTCTATAAGAACGTGCAGTGGTTTCTAGTGTATTTAAATATGATCTCGCATCATCTATCCTTTGACCTAATTCTTTATTAGATGTTCCAGAAGCTTTCGCAACCTTGGCTGCATAGCTTAGATCGGCAGTACGCATTTTCTCCTGCAACCCCAAGAGAGACAAGATATCTTTGTCATAGCTACTCTTAGCTTTTTGCATTGCGCCAACACCAACAAGACCAGCCTCACCAAGTGCCCCACCTATCGTTGGGTTCTTGGATGCCATCAGTGCCAAGCCTGTCTGCGCCAAGGCCATCCACTTATCTGATTCCTTGTTCGCCTCACGCTCATCTAGCATGCGGGAGATGCGATCCCTGAGTGGCGATGAGCCAGTGCCTGTGACAGATGGGGTTGTTGGAGTTGTTGGTTTCTTGTCGCCGCCAGCGTCATCTGATATTAATTTGTTCACGTTTCCAAATGAAAGTGCATTACTTGCTGCATCACCCGCAGTGCCCAACGTGAAACCATCTGGGATAGATGCAATGCCCTGAGATAATGTTGGATCTGCGGGAAGATCTTTGGCTAAATCTGGAGTAAAACCTGCTGTACTTGCGCCTTCTTGAGTCGTTTCGCTATAGCCAGACGGATCTGGGCTTTGATCAACCGCTTCAGAGAATCCTCCACGCTCTTGAAAGGCCTTGAAAGCCGCTTGCTCTTGAAGTCTTTTTTGATCTATAGCTTCTTGCTCACCAATTGTTCTACCTCCAAACACACCCCCAAAATAATCTCCAACCGATTGAGCTATTTGTGGACCTAGAAGGTTTGTGTTTTCAGGTGTTTCAGGAAATGCCCTAGAAGAAAACACATCAGTTTCAGCAATAGATTGTTCTGTTTCTGATGGTGTGTACTGAGGGTTATCAATCATTGATTGGACATCAGAAGCTTGTTGGTTGTTTAGGTTGCCAGCTTCAACCGCAGCTACAAGTTGAGCTTCTGTTACTGGAGTGCCTGATTGTGCTTGTGATATCAATTGAGAATAAGTTTTGGCTTCTGCTACTGGAGTGCCAGCGATATCAGCGGGATCAAACGGAGAAATGTCATCGCCATAATCTGCGAACTCTCTGCGGAAATCCTCTGTTGGTGTAATTGGCAGAGACTTTGCTTCTAATGCTTTCGATAGCAATTGCTGATCTATGCTGCGTGAAGGCTTATCGGAAGCTTCAGAAACTAAATCAAGATCAACTTCTTGAGGCGATCTCAAGTCTTGGAAACCTCTTGGCAATATTCCCACTTCAGTGTTGCCAGATATCCTTGGATCACTACCAATAGTAGGCAAGGCAGGACGTTGCATTTCTCCAGTGTCTGGTGTGGATTCTAATCCTTGTTCATAAGTTGATTCACTGAGCTTAGGATAGGCAGTTTCACTATATGTTGGGTCTATAGATCTAGGTCTTGTAGGCAGTTGCTCAGATGCAGGTATTACCTCTGGATCTGCAAGAGTTCTTAACTGTCCAACATCAAAAGATGGAACCATATCCATAGAACTAAACTGCTGCGGCGTTGGTGGGCCAAGTTCACGACCCATTACATCTTCCAGACTTGGGCTTACATCCGTAATGCTTGGAGAATCATCCCCATCTGGTCTCTGTGGAGAATCAAGTGTTCTTGATTCACCTACATCAAATGAAGGCATCATGTCATTTGGATCAAACTCTGGGATCTCTGGCCCAGCAGAGACAGAACTCTTAACTGCCTGAGCAACCTCATCACTGACAGGCCGACCAGCAGCATCCTGTACATCACCATCAGCATATACAAAGTAACCCACTCCATTATACACTACTTGGGTCTTGCCGCCCTTAGCCATACGCACGATACCACCCTCAGCCATGCGCTGTGGTGCCCGTGTCGCTGCCGCTGGCATCATCTCATTCATGCCAGTGTTTTGTGCAATAGAACTTTTTGGAGCCATAGCTCTGGCAGCATCAGCAATACCACCTTGCGGCATACCCGCAGCCATCACCACCTCTTCAGCTACAGTGGGCATATCTTGTGCCTCTCTGCGCTTGTACTCATTACGCATACGCTGACGCCGCTTTAATTCAGCAGTGATAAACACAGGGGGTGCCATCCCTGTGGGCATTTGCATTTCTTTTACTAGAGCCTGATCAGGTAGGTCTTTAAGGGCTTCAGTTTGCTCTAAGATGTTCATCCTGCTAATCCTTTATACAGGCCCAATCCAGATATACCCGCCCCCAAGGCTTGCTGTATTGGATTATATGCTTGATAGGTAGCTGTACTGATATCAGGTTGTACAGGCACACCACTAAGCAAACCAGCAAACCTTTCATATTGGCGCATTGGGTAGTCCTGCTGCCGTAAGAAGTCCTGATATGCAAGGTCAAGTCTTGCTTGATCTTCGCCCCTAATGTCACGACCAACAGTCTCAAGTAGCTGGGCACCCTGTATGTCTGCTGCCCTTGCTCTCTCACCGTAGTCTACAAGCCCTCTACCAGCCCCCAGAGCAGCCTGATACGCAGCCAGACCCTGACCTGCACCAAACTGTCTTGACGCCTCTCTGGCAGACTGCACACGCGCTCTCTCAGCGGCCTGTGCTTGTTGTACTCTAGCGGCCTCATCAAGACTTATGCCTTGAGTTCTGGCTAATTCCGCAGCCTCTGAACGCTGTATCCTAGCAGCCTCATCCAAGCTTATACCTTGAGTTCTAGCAAGCTCTTGTGCCCGTGCGCCCTGCACTCTTGCATCTTCGCTAACGTCGATACCCTGCACTCTTGCTCTTTCAGTAGCTTCCTGCCCCTGTACTCTTGCCGCTTCATCAAGACTAATGCCTTGAGTGCGAGCCAGTTCAGCGGCTTCTGCCTGTTGTACGCGAGAAGCTTCAGCAAGAGTAATGCCCTGTGTACGAGCAAGCTCTGACGCTCTGGCATTCTGTACTCTGCCAGCCTCACCAGCACGACCAGCTTCCATTCTGCCGATCTCGCTAATACCAAGCCCTTGAGTTCTGCCAAGTTCTGCTGCGCGACGAGCATCCACTTCCATCTGCGCTGCTCTGTCAGTCTCAAATGCCTTCATTGCTTGCTGGAATGCAGCTTGACTTCCAGTCGCTTGGATATCGCCAAGCTGTTCCTGCAATCCTTCTTCTGCCATGCCTTGCTGTATGGCCTGACGAGATCCACCAAAGGCTCCCGCGCTTATTGCTCCTGCATCTCTTGCTGCTTGGCTCCTGCCAAAGTCCTCACGGGCCTCACGTTTCTGAACATCCACAACATTCTGCATGTATGGGTCCATGTACTGCTGTACTTCTGACCCACTGAACTGACGGGCTGGATCGAAATCGTATTGATCCGCAGTCTGCGCTGTAAATTGAGCTTCCCTAAAATCACTAAATGGATCAGCCCTGCCAGCTTGAAAACCTCCATAAGCATCAGCCTCTCCTGCTGTAAAGCCTGTATACTCCCTACCTCTTCCCGCTGAAAAACCACTGAACGGATCTGCACTACCTGCTTGAAAGCCAGAGTATGGATCTGCTGATCCAGCTTGGAAGCCCATATACGGATTAAATGCTGCCGTGTTATAATTGGCTAACCCTTCAAGACCAGCAATACCTCTACGCTGTAAGGCTGCTGCTTCTCCAAGACCGCCAATAGGGCTTTCAGCAATACCACGAACCATAGCGCGAGATGTGCCAATATCACCGTAGTCCTCAGACCCGGCTATACGCTCACCGCCATACGGCACATATGTAGACTCACCCGCAAGATCCCCATAGGCAGGGTCATCAGGATAGAATGGCTGTGTAGCTTCCTCAGATCCCTTCAGAAGTCTACGAAAGTACGGGTCTGCATAATCTGGCAGACTTACTGTTCTTGTGGTGCCGCCAGCGGGTGCCTGCTGTGATCCCTTGCCCATCCTATAACTCCATGCGGTATGCTATATACTCTGAATAAAAGCCGTTCCCCCGTAAAGCTCTTTCCCAACCTTTTCTGCCGTAACCTTCAAGATGTTGGCAGTCATTTTCTTTTGCGAACCGACCTATTGTTTCAATAACAGTGTCTTTCCACTTATGTAGCTTAGTGCCACCAACAAAATCAAGAACCATAGCCTTCCTTCTAGGGTATGTTGCTATCCTTGTTGTTATCGCAGCGACCATATTATCCTCTTCATCAAGAACTACCCAAAGAACGTATATGTCTCTAAGGATTCCATCTAAAACATCTAAGATGTTTATCTTCCCCCTAGATGTATCCTCAACGCTCTTCCTTAGTAACTCTTCAACATCCTTCCAAACATGCTTTACAGCTTCTTTAGGAACTGTGCTAACTCTCAACCCCCACCATCTCCCTTATTTTTTCTGGAGCTTTGTCCTCAGACTGATTGATGATGTCTAAAAACTCACTGCCAAATTCATCTTGAATAGCCTTAGTTGTAGGCTGTCTCATGACGAACTCCCCCTCAGTGAGAAGAACATCTTGCTCACCGTCCATTGTAGCAGGGATCATGTCATCTTCACCAGACCCATCACCCATGCCCTCAACCATTCCTTTGTCACCATTAGCAAAGCGTTCAATGGTGTCATCCAATGCACCTGACTGTACCTTCTCAACTAGATCTCTTAGTGCTTCCTCGCCGTACTCACTAAGGAATATGCCAAGTGCAACCTCTGGTGCGTCAGACAATCCTTTGATTGCCTTAACTGCCTCAACGATCACATCCTTTTCATTCATGTCTTCTGGTGTTTCCACCTCACCACCCTCTGCAAAACCCATAGTGCCAAACCCACCAAAAGCTTTGGCAAATGAACCTACACCCTTTTGCATAACGGCGGGAGTGGACCCACCAATACCGCCTTTTTGAGAACCTAAAGACGGTGGTAAAAGACCACGGGATTGCAAAGCCCCCATACGCCGCGATATCTCCTGCCCATTAAAGTTTGGCATCTGCGCTATGGGTCTAGCATTCTGTTCAAGACTCTGCTGAAATGCGTCATCACCAAATGTGGTCTTGGCTAAGGTTTCAACCTCCTGCACAAATGGTTGAACTTTTTCTTTGTTTGATTTGATTTGTTGGTTGGTTAAGAACCCAGCCATATTCTCCCCAAAGCTCTTAAATATAGGATGAGAGCTAGACATAGACATTAACCCGCCGCCATACATCTTCTTCACTTCTCCACCTTCAGCAAACATATTGTTATACATGCCAGCAGGGGGTCTGTAATTTTTTACATAATTAGTAAAAGGAAGCTCCCCTTCAACTTCAGGTTTTGCCATAGATGGACCGTAACTAATCATAGTTTTTTCAGCGGTGCTATCCATGTTCTGCTTGGGCTGATAAGATCTAATGCGAGGCATAGGCGGCGGAATGTCGTAAGTTTTTTTCTCTGGCATCTTCATAGTGGGTGGATTCATTGCACTACCAACCAGTGCAGCAGTGCCCACACCGGGAAGAACAGCGCCAGCCAAGCCACTTTGTAAACTTTTATTTGTTATGCCCTGTAGGAATGCGTTCTTTCCACCTTCTACTGCTGATGCATTAATCGCAGCTTGAGCAGCGCCTTCTGTGCCACCGATTGCTCCAGATAAAGCTGCGTTGCCACCACCAGTGAGTGCCCCCATAGCCTTACCGCCTAAGCCAGCTATCAATCCAGTTTGGATTCCCTTACCTACATCTCCTGTCTCAAGGAATGATCCCAGACCCGCACCTATGCCAGCTAATGTAGGTGCGCTAAGTCCACCCAGAAAAGTTGCGGCTGCACCAGCACCAAGCATACCAGAGCCAGCAAGAGCAGGTAATCCAAATCCTAAGAGTAAGGGTAGCGCCATCTGTTTACCTCAAAGTTTTGTAGATCATAACATCTACATCGTAAAAGTTCAATTGAACTAATCTATCAGTTCAAAGTGCGGTCCATCAATGAAGGGCCTGCGTCCTTGGCTCCTTCTTAAATCTATATAGGCATTCATTGCCTCTTCCATTGTACCTTCCCACTTACGGATATCCATTGGGTACGGCATGTCTGGTGTGCCCCAAGCAGCGCCCCAGCATATAGGAACATTCATTTGAGTTGCTGCTTCTTTGATAGCATCTGCTAGGTCATCATAGACAGAGAGTTCCCAACTCGCCCTACCATTTATGTAGGCCATGATATCGAAAGCTTTTCCCTCAAGGTGCTTAGACTTCATCGTTTGGCTGGCACCCTTGTCAACAAGCTCCTTCTGCTGCTCAATAGTTCTCATGCCCTGCACCACACCAAAGTCTGTCTTGGTCATTGTTATCGCCATCTTGACTACGGCTTGCAGCCGATCATCAATTCCCTCAAGCCTATCAAGGCTGCGCCTGCTAAGTTTAAAGCTCATATCATTTCCTCTTAAAAAATGCCTGCGCCCCGCGCACACCAAAACTGGCTGAAATTGCAATTCCAAGGCTGTAAAAATACCAGTCGGGAGCTTTAGAAAGCTGCTCAAATCCACGATCTACCCAGCCTTCAGCGCCCGGAACGAAGGCTAAAATCAAAGGTATCGACAGGACAATTACGAACCACTCGTCTTTCCAGCTAGACTTAGCGCCCTCTGCCATGATTCGCTCCCAGTCGGCAACGCTTGTTTCCTTTGACAATAATATCTGGGCCTTCGCCTTTGCCTCAGTTAGCTTCAACTCCGCAGCCGCAGCATTCTTATCAGCCTTACCCTGTAGCCATGATCCAGCAAGATTGGCTATCGGACCTAATGCAGCGGTAAAGATACTCATACACTCTGACCCTGTATCATTGTGCGCCCACGCTCGAACTCATCGTTCATCATCTGCCTACCGCCCAACCTGTAATAGTTCTCAGCAGCGTAACGCATCGCAGGGCTAACGTTAGACCTATCTGACAACCCCATAATACCTCTTAGCTGTGGCGGCATAGGTGGGCCAACTGGAAGAAATCTTGGCGGCATAGGTGGGCCAACTGGTGGAAATCTTGGTATTTCTGGGAAAATTGCAGGTCCACCAGTAAATGGTATATCTTCGCCAATGTTAGGAAGAAGCTCCAGCGGTGGCATTATGCCACCACTTTGCTCTTGCTGCATACGCATACGGTTACGCAAGAACGCATTGTTTGGGTTAAAGGTTGTTGACTCTGGGTCAGAAGCTCCAGCGGGCGCAGTTGCAACTGGGGCTGGGGCTGGAGAGCTATCCTTTGAGCTATTTCTGTCCATAAACGCCAGCAAGTCTTTGCTTTGTTGGTAGTCTGTTATATCTTCACCAGCCTCGTTTACATTATACGGCAAACCCAAAAAGTTCTTTCCGTAATAAGTTCCATCAGGGCGTTGATATATAGTCTGCTCTGTATATGGATTGGTGTAGGGTAAATCTACATTGCTAGTGTCATAAGCCACCTGACTTAAAGTGCTAATGGGGCTTGTAAAGGCTTCTAGTAATCCAATTTTCTGATCTTGCTCCCTCAATGCAGCAACAGAATTAGCATATGGAGTTGTTGGCGTATTAGAATAATCTGGTTCTCCTTCCAGCCTTTCAATCGCCGCTCTCTCCGCTGGGGTCATATTAAGCATAAAGGTTGGAGTGCTACCTGCGGCTGGCTTATAAGTATTTCCTGAAGCTATGTTTGGCTGGAAATCAGAAGCTATATTATTAGGGTTGTTATCTTGCCCACCACCCTGATCAGCCGCACTTTCATTGGCTTGTGTCTCTGCATAAGTTGGTCTACGCGGTGGTCTTTTTGATGTCTTGGGGGCTAGACTGCTGCCGCCCCCACCACCGCCAAATGTCATTCCGCTAATATTACCACTTGGTACACTATAAGCTGGCATTACTTAGACCCCGCTTCTTTGCTCATCCAGATGCCAAAGCAACCTGTGAGTGCGCCCATGCAGACAGATACCAGACCTGCCGACTGTGTAGTGTGTGCCTCTGGTGGCAAACTCATAAACCAATGCACTGCCTGATAGGTCAACACCGTGACAACAAACATCATCAGGCGGGGAAACACCTTCCAGTCATCTATAATATTCTTAGCCATGTCAGTCTCCTACGTCGATACCGCTGCCCGTGTATCAACACGCAGCCAATTAGATCCATCACCAAATGCAACAACAGGGCTACCTGCTGCCCCATCAGAAACGTATATTAATGTGCCAGTCTCAACGGTTGGTAATGTTGATACTGTATATGTGGGCAGTGGCATACCCACAGTATTTTTTGCTGCTGTAGCAGACTTGAGCCTAAGCACCGTATTGCTTTCGTAGACAGTGCCGACCTCATCACCAGATAAAAAAGATGCTGGGATCTCAATGAGTATAGGCTTTGCTATAGCAGGGTTTGTAATCTGAGTTGCAAACACAGAGAACGCACGAACTACCTCTGCCATATACTGTTGTGTATACTGAGGCGGTGGTACAGGAAAGAATGGTACTGGAGCTATAGACATTATCTTCTCCCGTCCGATCTTATATCAACGCGGGGGATACCTAATCGCCACAACACATCTGCATCTGTTGACTGGACCTTAAACGTAAAGCTACGGCCTCGCAGTCTGGTTTGATATTGGCTCGTATACTGATCCACAGGCACATTAGATGTCTTTGTAATAGTATCAGTATTGGTTGTTTGAGCCACCTGACCGGGCGCATTCTTGGCACTCAAAATAAAATCTACCGTGGTATTATCTACATTGGTATCTCTGAAGTTAAGATCAGGAATAACCCTAGTCACAAAAGAGAATTGGTTGCCATCAGAAACCCCAAGATCACCTGACTCAATAAAGGATGTCATGGCAGCGCCATCTGCTTTTGCGCCCACCTCATGGTTAAATAAATAGTTGTCTGTACCTGTGCCCACAGGAAGCGAGGATATCCCACGATCCAGCCATGCTGTGCGATCTAAGGTGCCTATGTACCATATGCCTTCTTGATAGTTATAGACTACATACTTGTCATTTTCAGTAGAGCTTGCGGATGGGTAGAACCACCACACTTCAGAGAATGATATGTTTGATCCCGCAACAACCTTATCAGACTGTGCAGTGTTGAAGTTATCAAACACATGGTCACGAACCGTACAAGGCAGGCGCTGAACTGCACCGTTATAGGCATAGAACTCCGCTGCGCCCATCCAGTACACCGCATCATCCACGGCAACTGCCGCCTTTGGTGAAGTAATGCTTATGTTGCTTGAAATAAGGTTGATACCAAACGTAAACGGTGGCCCAATAAACTGCATTGCGTAGATGGCAACGTCAGTAAATACTAGGATTTGCTGCCTTGTCTCTACGGCTTGTACGATCTTTGAGCCAGAATCAATTCGTAGATCACCCGCTGTATTTGTAGTAGTCGGATACCAGTCAATAGGGTTCTCTTGACTTGAGAACCTAATCAGCATTGGGTCTTGAGTCTCATCACCTTTTGGAGCAGACGAACTTCCCCCTAAACCATCCGCACCAAAAGCAATCACATGCCTGTCACGATCTGATAAAAGTATTTGCGCTGCTTTCTGGGGCACAGATGTTGGCGTCCCTGTCAACGTAGAAAGCTCTATGCCCCTTGTGGTCACACCGTTTGTTTGATCCCAATAGAAAACCTGACCATTGCGCTCATTGAAGATAAGATCTTCTCCAAAGTTATCGTGTGACCAAATACGCAAGTTAGATGCGGCGGTCTGTGTGCCAGTGGCAGGAGCTTCGCCCCAACCGTTAAAGTTGTCTGCGCTATCCGTATTGCCCAACGTAAGAAATATATTTGCACCATTGGAGTGTGTAGCAGCACTACTGCCATTTGTCCCGCGAGTAACTGTCAACGTATCCGTAGCAACTGAACCCACTGTCATAAGTTCGCTGCCCACCACAACAACATCATTGGTTGCAAAGTTAGAGCCTTGTCCTGTCGCTACATCTACCCCTGTCTCAGAAACGTCCAGATCCTCTGCTATGGTGGTCTGAAAGGCGCTGTTGTTTGTACCGCCCCAAAGTCCAGCGCCCCAACCAGCGCCATCAACTGAGGAGTTAAGCCCCGTGCCTATCTGATAGGTGCCCACAACACTGCCGCCGCCATTACCTGTGTCGCTGCTATTGGCATTTACAGCCGTAGCGTTCAGACCACCTGTAACTGTGATACTAGGGATAGTGCTAACAGTACGCGCAGATATCTTGTACTCGTTACCGTTTACAACCTCTGTAACTTGATACTCTTGGTTCAGTATAGCGGCTGTTATGTTGCCGCCTAAAGAAGCTGCCCCAGAGAAAGTTACAAAGTCATTAACAACACAACCATGATTTACTTCTGTAACTACGATTACAGGAGATCCGTTTGTTGCAGCAAAGGTTACATCGCCCGCAGATGTAGTTAATCTAATAGGGGTAATGTCGTTATAATCTGTGCCCTGCTTGATGTAATACTTTTGCTCTGTTCCTACGCCCAGAAACCTTTCGCCGTTGAGGGCGACCCATTCATGCAGCCCACGGCACAACCCAAGAAAAGCTTTGCCTGAGTTTTTTTCCCAGCCGTTTAGTTTTTCTGGATACCCAAATCTAAAGCGCACCTTATCACAATCTACCCAGCCGTTCTCCTCAGAGTACGGGGTGATTTCTTTGTTTATGCCCGCTTTAAATCTAAGGTCTGTATAAGGCATTAGCTAATTGTTCCATTGGAGTTTACGTTACCCGTGACAGTTAAGTTGCCACTGGAATCAATTCTCATTTTATTAACGCCGTTATAGGCAAAAGTAAGGTTCGTGCCACTTGCTGTAGCTGTCCAGTTCTGGGTTCCCCCAGAAACCGTAACCCCCGGGATAGTTACAGTGCCCGTAAAAGTAGGTGAAGCGGTTGGAGATTTTGCATTTAACTGCGTCTGGATAGCAGACGTTACACCGTCAACATAATTAAGTTCTGCCGTAGTCGCTGTAACGCCATCCATAATGTTAAGCTCTGCCGTAGAAGCTGTTACACCGTCCATGATGTTCAACTCAGCGGTGGTCGCTGTAACTCCGTCCATGATGTTAAGCTCTGCGGTGGTAGCAGTAACTCCGTCCATGATGTTAAGTTCTGCGGTAGACGCCGTTAATCCATCTAAAATATCAAGTTCCGTTGTTGTTACGCCTGATACTGCAACCTTTCCGCTTGCATTAGATATAACTGCCCTACTCGCTGTAAGATCAGTGTCATCAATCGTAGTGGCCGCACCTGTTATAGTTGCCTGTTTGCTATCAATTTGTGTCTGGATAGCAGAGGTTACGCCATCGACATAATTAAGCTCCGCCGTGGTGGCAGTAAGCCCATCTAGAATATCGAGTTCAGTTGTCGTTACCCCTGATACTGCAATATCTCCATCAGAATCAGATATCAAAGCACGACTTGCAGTAAGATCCGACATGCGAACCACAGCCTTGCCACCCATACCTGAGTGATTGGAGCAGTAGTAGTATAACACCGCAGGGGCATCTTGCTCCAGCTTTACCTGCGTATAAGCACCCGCACTTCCCGGCGTTCCCGCAGTTGTAACTCCCGTGGTAAATGGGGCAGAGGGCGAGTTGTTATCATTGGTTGAAAACCGCAACGGATGGCTACTATTAGAAGCATCTGATTGATCAAATCTGTATGTGACAGAAGGCTTCAACTCCACCGTCTGTTGTAACGATCCATCAATATAGTATCTATTACCTGAACCGGGATTTGCCACTGTTACAATTACAGTCCCAAGAGGTTGCTTTGCGTCAATCTGGGTTTGGATTGCAGAGGTAACACCGTCCACATAATTTAACTCCGCAGCCGTAGCGGTGATGGATGTGCCAGCTATTTGTAGCGTTGTGGCGTTTACTTCGCCAGATGATCCGTAGATTACAGCTTTACTGTTAGCGATAGTGCCCGCCGCTGAACCGTCCAGCAAGTTTAATTCTGCACCAGATGTAGTAACGCTAGTAGCACCAACATTAAATGGGCTAGATAAATCCGTTACGTTCTGCACCGCAGCGGTAAAATCCGTAACTGCCGCACCAGATCCTGCACCATCTGCAAGAACAATGGCTCCTTTGCCTACCTCAAGAGTAACATTTCCACCAGAACCCTGTGTTATAATCAACGCTTGGTTTGTCGAGTTCAGCAACATATACATTCTGGCTTTATCATTTTGCGCCAAGGTAACAGTACATGTACCGCCGGGAGTGCCCGTAAACTTTATAGCTTTATAGTGCCCGTTTTCCGCAGAAGATGGCTGGGCAGACAGAGTTAAGGTATATGTTGTTGAACTAAGAGCGATAGACTCAAAGCCATTAGCTGCACGATCAAGGATTTGCAGATTGACGTTTGTGCTAGAACCCCATGTACCAGCTTCGTCACCTGTGGTTATTAGTTTAACGCCGTTTGCGTCTGTATATGTAGCCATCTGAGCGCCTATCTAAAAAGTTCAATTGCACTTAATATACTTTTTATTCCAGTTTTAAGCAACAAGGGTCCATTGTGGATCTTGTGCTGGTGTTACCGTTGCCCAATTTGGATCTTGATCAGGCAGTATTAAACCGTAAACAGCCGCGCCCCCAATGAATACGGTTATTGAAACTCCCTCTACGGGTTCTCCCAGAATAAATGTTACGTCTTGTCCCGCAATGCCAAACTGTCCAACGTCCAGTCTTTCCGTAAAGCTAACATTAAGATCAAAGCCCGTTAAGGTAAACGAACCTGAGTTTAAATCTAGCTTAAATGCCTTTGCCAAGCTTGCATCTTGGCCTGTAATCGTAAAGCTCCCTGCATCTGCAACAAGAATCCTTCTTACTTCAGCGTCTACTGCCTGCCCAGTCAATGCAATAGAACCTTGACCTAACGCAACGCTGCCCTCAAACCTTGTGGTAAGATCTTGCCCTGTGACCGCAAAGCTGCCTGCCTCAAGATTAGCAGTCTTCTTAAAGTTTATCGCCTGACCCGTAAGCGCAAATGAACCGTGATCAATAACCTCTGTTATCTTGCGGTTAGCTGTAAATCCTGTCAGCGCAAAACTACCCGCCTCCGCGTTCATAGATTTCTGGAAGTTTAGATTTTGACCAGTCGCCGCAAAGCTGCCGTGTGCCAACTCTTCACGCATTGCAATCGGCGTACCTACATCTTGTCCTGTAACTGCAAATGATCCCCTGTCGGGCTGCTCTCTCAAGGCAATTGCAGTGCCCGCATCTTGACCAGTCAGTGCAAAAGAACCAAAGCCAAGAACCCTTGATACCTTAGTGTCCACATTCTGCATTGTAAACGCAAAGGAACCCTGATCCAGTATGGCACTTACCTGCACACCAAAGTCTAGGGTTTGCCCTGTGACTGCAAAGCTGCCATGATCTGCGGTCAGTCGCATTGCTTTCTTCAGATCAGATGTTTGCCCTGTTAGATTAAAACCACCAGTTTCAAATATTTCACCTACAAGACCAAACGCAGCCTGACCTGTTACGGCAAAACTTCCGTGATCTAGTATAGCACTTACATCTAGTACAGGAGAGAATGCTTGACCTGTAAGGGCATAAGACGCCGCTTCTGCGCCCCCTGTCAGACCCTTTCCAGCAATCATACTATTTTCTTGACCAGTCGCAGCGAAAGAACCTGCCGCAAGACTTGCGGAAACATTTAAAGGCGCAGCTTGACCCGCAACTGCAAAGCTGCCCGACCCAAAGTCTTCATTCATAGCTATGTTTGGAGTAACGGTCTGACCAGAAACAGCGAAACTGCCTGTGCCAAAACCATCACTGAGGGCTATGTTCGTTCCCGCCGCCTGACCTGTTGTTGCAAAAGATCCATGATCTAGGCTAACAATAATAATCTCATGTCCAGAGGACGCGAGTGCAGAACCTGCTATGGGGCTGTAACCTAACATAGCAAGAAACTAACATTGTTTTTAGTTTGAGTCACCCTCATATCGACAGGTCCACATGGTCAAGCTATACTTCTTTCCCCCACGCAAAGGCAGAACCTTATGTCCATGTGTTACCATAGATGGAAACAAAATGCACTGTCCAACTTTTACATTCTTGTTTGTAAACTCTTGTCTGGGAAAAACAAGTTCTGCTCCATCGTAATTATCATTAAGCTTTACGCTGCCCGTGAACAAAGACGCATCTGTATGCAGCCCTAGTTCTGTCTGTGTTTCCATAGAATAACGCATAGTAAACGCATCTCGCAAGCCAAGGTACGCTTCTGGGTGCCAGTGCCTCTCGCATATCTTACTAAGCTTATCAGCCCATTGTTCTGATATCTCGTCCCATAAGCCTAATTCTTTGAGCCTTATCTCTTGCGCTGGGAATTTATCCCCATCAAGCTCACCCCATCGACCAAGACTTTCTGATGCTTCAATGTATCGCTGGCACTGAGCCTCTGACATAAAGTTCGTCACCAGTATTTCTGATGCAACCTCTTCGTACTCAAGATCCTTATGGTACTCTGGAGATAATACCTCTGCCTCTTCTACATACCCAAATTTATCTGCAATATTTTTAAATCTTACCTTTGCGTCATCTCCACCATTCCCATGATAAATACATGGGCAACACATGCCGTTTGATAGTTGACCATTGATAATCTCAATATCGTCATCACACTGAAAGATGTATCCTTCGTAATCTAAATTGGCAGAAGCCGTAGATTGCCAGTCAGATGATAAAAATCTTTTTTGCATCCATAGTTGATCATCAGAGTCATTGGGCACTGCCTCATTAAGAAACTCTTTGAGCGTACCCACTTTACCTATATACGCGCCGCTGTTTAAGTACCTATAGATTGTTGACAAAGGAAATTGTGACGCCATTGTCGGATCAGGCCAACAATTTTTTTCTGCTGCGAATATAATATCCGCGCCCATATCCTCATATCTCTCTAGGATAGTAGGCAGCGTATCGTTTATGATGACATCATACCCATCCACAAACAGCACCACATCCCCATCGTGCAAGGATTCAAGGTGGTTGCGTACAAGGTTAATCTTTTGGCCCCCACCTTGGGCTTCCATTGTGCCGCCACCCCACTTTACGTTACGGCCTAGATTTAAGTACGTTATCCCGTGCGCTTTTGCAGATTGTTCCAAAGCCCACATTTTACTTTGATCTGTTCCAACTGTAAGTACATGTACCTGCATTGATTCCCCCTCAATCGTGCTTGGTCTAACTTCTCTAGGTATCTGCGTCACCACCTCTGGTGTAAAGAAAAAGTTCGACTGAACTTTTAGCTTGGCAGGCACCCACTCATCTACAGGGATAATAGCATCCTTGTAGCCTTCTATCAATCTCTTAGCGGTTTCTGGTCTAAGAGCGTAAGCATGACAATTATACCAATAGCCAAGAGTATTAAGGCGGTATCCCAACCAAACGCTGTCATGCTCTTTCAATAGGGCGTCTACAGCACTTGGGTCAATGCTGTCGTAAACCGCATCTTCTTCAAGGATTATGCCATTGCGATTAGAGGCGGCTATTTTTTCCCAAACCTTGAGATGGCTAACAGCGCAACCAAACTCAGTAACCAACAGGGGCCTGTCAAGTATTGGATCACGCCACTGTAAATCTCTAACACAGCCCGTCTCATTCTCTACCGTATTCCAGTCTTTCCCCCGTGCATCATAGGCAGAGCCATGCAGCGAAATCTGATATACTATTGCCACCTTGGGCCTTCAAACCAAGCAACAAGACTTTTCCTTGTGCCGCGTGTAATTGGCATAATTCTATGCTGCAAATAGCTTGGAAAAACTAGAACAGTTCCCTTAAGCCGGGATGAGGCGTCTGGCGTTTGACATTCTGCGAACTCAAAGCCGCCACCCCCATATTCGTTAGGTTCTGAAAGTTGAACCGTAACGCTTAACTTTCTATCTCGCGCCTCGTTACCATCCCAATTCACATCAATGTGCCAGTCGTAATGACCGCCTTTAGTAGCGTGATACTCCGTAAACTGAATATCGCATATATTCTTTACTTGAAAATGAAAGGCGTTTTCGTTTGCAGCCTTAACGTATTTCCAAAGAATGTCTTGAACCGCCCCGTTGCCGCTCAACCAAGCAACATCACTCGATCTTACGCTTGTATCTGCATTGTTAAAAGTTGTCGCCTCCTGTGTGTTGAGCTTGGAAACTTCTGTAAAGATCGTTGATAAGTCTGTGTCGGATAACTCGCCAGACCACATCTGCCAGTTCTGTCTCATTTATTTCCCCCACATTAATAAATTAACTTGGTTTAGTCGGCCACGTTACGTTATAAGGAAAACCTGCTTGATTAGAAATATTCAGCAAGTCTATTCTGTATTGCGTCCAAGCTGCACGTTGTGCATCTGTAAGAGAATTCCATCGCAAAGTATTGCCCGCAATAGGATCAACCTCTTCTGTTAGCTTAAGATCCCTTACCGCCCTTACATTTTGTGCTTCCGCTGCGTCTAATTCAGATTGAGTTGGCGCAACATACGGTGAGAAGTTATCGCCAATCATAGAACGCAAATTATCGTTATTTATTGTCTGATCTGGGTCTTTTGGGTCTAGTAGATATGGTATCCAGCCAAATTTAGGGTGTTTAATTTCTACGTCAAACCAAGTGTTTTCCGGATTAAAAGCTTTAGCATTTCTAATTTCTGTAATTGTTACACTTTTCATTTTATGAAATCCTTACCCATAAAGTTGTGCTAGAAAGGTTGCTACCAACGGTTGTGGTCGAGCCCATAGCCCGCCATGTCCCACTAAGAGTGTTGCTACTATTGTAAATACCAAATGTACCAGAACTTACACTATAGTAAGACACATAATAATTAACATCTGCCATAGCAATGGGATTAAAGCCTGATGCTGTGTCTCCAGCCGCATATGTAGTGTTGTTTAGTGGACGACCCCAAGCATAAGTACCAACCTCTCCATAAGTCGTGGAAGGAGCCGCAGCCGCTTGAACTGTAGCCGTAGTGGTGGAGTCTAAGCTCGCAATGTTTTGTAATTCCCTACTATCATTTACGACTGTTGTGCCGCTTATTTGAATAGCCATCTTCGTGTCCTTCCACTATTAGCTTATTTTTGTTTTCATTTTATGAAATCCTTACCCATAAAGTTGTACTGGCAACACCACCAAAATTTGTGGAGGTTCCCATAGCCCGCCATGTACCACTAAGAGTGTTACTACTATTGTAGTTTCCAAATGTACCAGAACTAGAATAGTAAGACGCATAATAATTGTAATTCGCCATAGCAACGGGATTAAAACCTGATGCTGTATCATTCGCCACATATGCAGTGTTGTTTAATGGACGACCCCAAGCATAACTTCCTACGCTCCCATAAGTTGTAGCGGGCGTTCCAGAGGGCCCCGTTGGACCTGTTGGACCAGTCGGACCTGTGCCGCCCGCAGACCCCGTTGGGCCAGTTGGTCCATTTGGTCCATTTGGACCCGTTGGGCCTGTTGGACCCGTACCTCCTACTTCGCCCTTTTGACCCTTTTGACCCTTCTGACCTGTAGGCCCTGTGCTACCTGTAGGCCCTGTGTTACCCGTAGGGCCTTGAGATCCCGTTGGCCCTGTTGGACCCGTGTTACCCGTTGGGCCAGTAGAACCCGTCTGTCCTTTTTGACCCTTCTGTCCTTTTTGTCCCTGTGGACCAGTCGGTCCTGTACCGCCTGTATTTCCTGTTGGGCCAGTAGGACCAGTGGGGCCTGTCCCGCCAGTGTTCCCTACTTCACCCTTCTGTCCTTTTTGACCAGTCGGTCCTGTGGGGCCTGTTGGACCTGTTCCACCAGTATTGCCGACCTCGCCCTTCTGTCCCTTTTGACCAGTGGGACCAGTTGGGCCAGTACCACCTGTAGGCCCTGTCGGACCCGTTGAACCCACCTCACCCTTTTGGCCCTTTTGACCTTGGGGTCCATTGGGACCAGTAGGTCCGTTTGGCCCTGTCGGGCCAGTTGGTCCCGTGGGGCCAGTAGGCCCAGTCGGTCCTTGCAAAGCTGCATTGGCAATCGTCTGCTTTTCCCAAGCAGAAGCTGTTACATCGTAGACAGGAATAAGGTCAGAAGAAACCGCGTCTGTGCCCGTAGCAAACCCTGT